AGTCCGCTTTCCTTGAGGCCCATGCCCGCCAGCTCCAGCACTGCCCCCGGATGCATCTGACGGCTCTTCGCCTGCCGTGCGGAGAGCGTGAGGAGTGCGTGGCCGGGAGCCGGTGCCCTGTCATCGCGGGAGGGGAACCTCAGCTGCCCAAGCCGGAGACTGCGCCTTCCCACGGGGCCGCTGTTTTGCGCAAGGCGGTCGTGGACAGCGGGCTGACGCTCAAGGAGTTCTGCCAGCAGCACCGCATCTGCATGAATACCATGGGCCAGCACATGCGCGGGGACATGCGGATAAGCCCCTACATGCTGCGCCAGTACGAGCGCAAGCTTGGTATTCCCCGCAAGGAGCTGGAAGACGCCACATCCCTGAGTGCGCGGGGTATCTCCAGCAGCAAAAGATTTTGGTGACGTGTGACCCCGCTCCAGATCGTCCGCACCTTCTGGCCGTCCATCACGCTGCGCATCGACTACGACAGCAGTCCGGGATGGGAGGGGCAGCTCGTCATCCGTGACCCGGCCTGCCGCCGGGACGTGGCCGCATGGATACGGGAGCACGAGCGGGAGATCATGGACGAGATGCGGGGCGGTGGGCCGAAGGCAGGAAGAAACGCCGGGCGCAGGAAATAGAAAGGCCCCTCTGGAAGGACAGAGGGGCCAAGGCAAAAGACGTCACCCAACAAGGGATGGATTGACTATGCAGGAAAATGCAGTGGGACGCAAGGATTTTGGGCTGGAAAAGGCGGAATTGAGGCTGTCGAAGCGAGCCTACAGGGCTGCGGTAGACGATGCACACAAGGCCATCATGGCTGTCAGGGACGCACGGGAGCGTGTGCGCCGGGCGGAAAGCAGGATGAAGGAGATGGGACTAAATGGCTGAATATCGCACCATACGGATGGCCTTCTGGAACGATCCGTTCGTGGAAGAGTTGGAGGCTGGGGAAAAGCTCCTTTACCTGTACTTGTTCACCTGCCCGCACACCAATAACCTTGGCGTCCTGGAAGTCTCTCGCCGCAAGATCGCCTTTGAGACGGGGCTGGATGTGGCGACGGTCAACGCTGGTCTCCAGAAGCTGGAGGAGGCGGGCAAGATCGTGACGGATGCGACCTTCATCCTTCTGACAAGGTTCATCCGTCACCAGACGACGACCTCTCCCAAGATCGCACAGGCCCTGAAGGGTATGCTTGCCGGCGTTTCTTCCGCGAAACTGCGCCATGCCCTATGTTCAGGGTATCCCAGTATATTCGGAGATTCATCTCAAAGCGGATACCATACTGATACCATATCCACAGGGTATCAAGACAACACTGATACCGTATCCATACCCTATCCTGACCCTATCCATACCGTATGCATACCCCCCGCTGAAGAGGAAGAGGAAAGGGAAGAGGAAGATAATAGCACTCTCACTTCGTTCGAGTGCTTGTCAGAAAGCGCCCCGCTTCCTGACGCCCCCGCCAGTGAGCCCGAGGAGAAGAATCCCCGCATGGATCTCGACCGGCCAGACCCGCACACCAGGCCAGGAGAGATCCCGTGCCCTCACAAGCGCATCATCGAGGTCTACGAGGCCATCCTGCCGGAGCTCCCCAGGGTCAGGGTGTGGCGTGCACAGCAGGCAACAGACCTGCGGGCCCGCTGGAGGGAAAAGCTGCGGGAAGGGAAATTCTCCGACGAGGAAAGCGGGGTGGACTACTTCAGGCGATTCTTCGGCTACGTCAGGCGTTCCGAGTTCCTGATGGGCAGGCGCTCTGGGCGTGACGGCAGGACGTTCCGCAACTGCCTGGCATGGATGGTCAAGGCGAAGAACTTCGACGGCATCGTTGACGGCAAGTATCACGACCAGGAGGCAGCGTAATGGCCGGGGAACGCACCTTCGAGCTTCGGGCCCAGACGGAACAGGACTTCGTGGCCGCCGCCACGGCCGCCGTGATCTGGGGCACCATGGACGCCGCTGATCTGGCGGCCCTCTGTCCGCCGGACATGCTGGCTGAAGGCTCTGTCTGGGCGGCCATCTACCGCGGCATGTGCGACATGGCCGCGGCCGGGAAGAAAGTATCCCTGCCGGGTCTGTACGAGCACCTGACGCTGGCGGTGCAGGCCAAGCTGCCGGGATATGTGCCGGTGATCCCCGCTGATCTGGAGGCGCACAGCAACTCGATATTCGGCAACAACGACGAGGCCGTGGCCGTGCTGGCGGGCAACGTTTGCCGGGAGGGGATGAAGCGGATCGCTGAGGGCAGGCTGATGGCGATGGTGGCCGATTGCCAGAGATACGGCAACGACCCGGCGGAGATCGCCGCCGGTCTGTCGGCGCTGGCAGCCGGGATGGAAGGCGGACGCCTTGAGGAGACTACGCTTTCCGGGGCCCTGGATCGCATGATGGCCGTCCTGGACAGGGGAGAGGCCGCGGCCCCCCTGCCGACCCCGTGGCCCGCGCTGAACCGCGTCCTCAAGGGTGGCCTGGTGCCCGGTGAGCTGGCCGTGCTGGCTGCACGCCCCGGTCTGGGGAAAACGGCCCTGGCCGGCTGCATGGCCGTGGAGACGGCCCGAGCCGGTGTGCCGGTGCTGTTCATTTCCCGCGAGGTCAAAGAGTACACGCTGCTGTCCCGCATCATGGCCCGTGAGGCCCGGGTGGATTCCCGCATCTTCCGTCAGGGCATCGGCAATGCCCAGGGCGTGCGTGAAAAGCTGCTGCGCTGCAAGGCGGAGCTTTCCGGCCTGCCGCTGCGGATCGTGGAAAAAAGCGTGGCGCCCATGTGCCCGTGTGAGGTGCGCAGGCTGGCAAAGAGCCTGAAGGGCTGCGGGCTGGTCATCGTGGACTATCTCCAGCTCCTTTGCCCTGACCAGAAAAACGCCAGCCGCGAGCGTGAAGTGGCGGAGATGTCCCGCAGCATGAAGCAGCTCGCCCTGGACTGTGACTGCCCCGTGCTGCTGCTCTCCCAGCTCAACCGGCGCGTGGAAGAGGGCGACAGGGAGCCGCGGCTCTCAGACCTGCGTGAGTCCGGCGCCATCGAACAGGATGCCGACATCGTGATGTTCCTGCATACCACGCAGGCGAACCAGAAGATGCCCAGGGCCCCGGTCAAGGCCATCGTGGCCAAGGGCCGCAGCTCCGGCACCGGTGTGGCGCACCTCGTCTTCGACAAGCCCTTTGCGGACTTCATGGAAGACCAGAACGCCAGTGCATGGGCGGCGAAGTTCGAACGGCAGGAAAGTGGGCTGTAGGTAGGAGGGAAGATATGCCCGGAAAAGGATTTTGGCTGCTGATATGGGCCTGCTGGCTGGCAACTGTGCTGGCCGTGTGCTGGGGAGCGGGAAAACTGTGGAGGTGAGCGATATGAAAAGCCTGACGTACACATTGCCGTGGCCGCCCTCGGTGAATCACTACTGGCGCCGCGTACTCATCGGCGGCAAGCCCAGGACGCTGCTCTCGAAAGAGGGCAGGGAGTTCAAGCAGACCGCTGTGGGGGCTGTCCTGCAGCAGCGGCGGGGACCGTCCGCGCCCCTGTCCGGGCGTATCGCCATCGCGGTGACGCTCTTCCCGCCCGACAGGCGCCGCTATGACCTGGACAACCGGCTCAAGGCCGTCCTGGACAGCCTGACCGAAGCCAGGGTGTGGGAAGACGACCGTCATGTGAAGATCATCCACCTGGAGGAAGGCGGGATCGTGAAGGGCGGGGCGTGCCGTGTGTGCATCGCTCCGGCGCCGGATCAGGTGGCGTTGCTGGATGCCTACGGGCAAGGAGGTGAGTAGAGATGCTGGTGGAAGTGCGGGTCAAAATGGAGGGCGGTCTTTTGAAGACCCTGGAGAAAACCAAGGAAGGGCTGGCCAGGGCCTTCCCGTTATTCAAGGGGCTTTCCCGGGAAGAGCTGGCCGTGCATCACGCCGGGATACTCGTCACCAACAAGGGCCAGCGCACTGTCTGGCTGCGGTATCACGTCATGCCGGACGGAGACACTGTGGATACTGCCAAAAAGCCGCAACGCATCCTGTTGGCGAAGTAGGGGGGGGGGAGCTATGTCCGAAAATCGTATCCAGGGCTGGAAGGCCATTTGCGACTATTTGGGACAATCCGCGTACCGTATCCGGCGCCAGTGCTATCCGGTCTACCATATGCCGGAATCCAGGCTGGTGTGGGCTGTCCCGGAAGAATTGGACGCCCACACGGCCCGGCTGTTCACTCGGTGTCGGGAGAAGGTTGAGCGGCAAGGTATGCCCGGATAATGCGGGCCGCAAGTTTGTTCGCACTGATCCCATAACGTTTGGCTTCTTGGCCCAACTCCTTCCATTCGGCTGCGGCCAAAGTGACGCTGCGGTTGATGGCGTCCTCTCGGGTGCTATTCTCTCCACCCTTTTTTCGTCCAGCTCCGGGGCGCGCCCCGCCCCGGGGATCTTTTTTAGCTTTATCCTGCATCCTCCGCTCCTTCCTCCTGGCCTCAGATTTGACAAGAGACAAGCGCCTCCCCTCGCGTCTGCACGCCTCAGAGCAATAACTGTTTTTCCCGTGGGCCTGGTACGCTGCCCCGCAAATGGGGCAGATGCGCTCTCCCTTGCGTCGCTTTGCATTGCGCAAGGGATTTATCGCATCCTTATGCTCGACGTAGTAGGCCCTTCCTTGTGCGCTATCGACGGCTTTGACGGCATCCGGGGCACACGCCGGGCAGTAGCGTTGGTTCGGCCCGGTGACAGTGTATAGCGCGCCGCAGATGGCACAGCTATCCGTGCTGCCAAGCTCTCTCACATCCCCCGCCCTTTTGCGGGCCTTATACGCTGCCGACTGCTTTTTCCGCCTCTCCAAGCGGCACTGGGGGCAATACCATGCGCGTGGGCCGCCCTGGAATGAGCGGCCACATGTGCGGCAGGTGCGTTGCCTCAACGGACTGTTCTTCATGCCCTAATATTCATTTTCTTCTGCCAAGGCCCGGTCTTCTTCGCAAAGGCGGATATACTCGGCCTCGGCACGCTGTATGGCTCGCATGATGCCCTCCTCGGGCAGATGGTGATAGTGCAGCCTGACGGCGTAGTTCTCCGGCTCAGAGCGTGAGGCCGTGAACGACCACGAAACGTCCAGGCCACCGTTGGCGTTGTCGCAGCTCTCGTAGTAACCGAAGCGGTTCACAGAGTAGGACCGGAAACGGTCAAGCTCTTCCCATTCCGCGCTTTCGCGCAGGAAGGTCTCAAGGCCTTCCTTGTACTGCGAGAATGTAGGCAGGCTGGCCAGTTCGGGGGCAACGGCGGCCCAAGCTTCGGCCTGGGCCAGCGTGGTGATGGGGGTGTGCAGCAGGTCTGTCATGGCATTTGTCCTTTTTGCTTTTGAGGCAGGGGCCGGGTTTCCCGGCCCCTGTTGGCTTTGTTAAGGAAGGATTAGGTCAAAGGGGGCCAGCTCAAGATAGCGGCGGAGGAAGGCAAGCTCACTGCAGGGGGCGAGTTCTGCGTGGACTCGTTCGCGGGTAGCGTCGTGCATCATTTCGGCGAGAGCATTCCAGAGGCCCCGTTCGATGATCCTAGGCATAGCTTCGTCGGCCGTCAGAAAATTGGTGCCGCCATCAAGGCTGATTTCGTGGGTGCGGAAGCATTCGGCGATTGCAGCCTGCCGGTCATCCTCATCCATTTCGACATCCTCGTCGTTATAGCGCCTGCACCACAACTGGCCGTCGCTATCCTCAAACAGCTCCCACCCAAAGGCGATAAGATGGGCGGCGAAACGCTGGGCGTCATCTTCGGTGGTCTCTGGGCTCCCCAGCAGGCGAATCATGTTTTCGGCGGTAGCTTCATCGCCCGGCAGGCTAAATGCGGTTTGGGCTGTGTTGGTCATTTCTTTCTCCTTTTTTGGTCTACAGGGCCACGGTCACACGACCGGTGGTGATCTTGAGGTTATAGGGGGCGAGGAAGGCTTCCATTTCCTCGATGTATTCGGAGGACATATAGCCCTTGCCGATGTTGACAGTCAGCTTGTCGCCATCGACGCGAGCCCAGGTGTTCTTGTCGCCGTTGTAGTTCCAACTGCGGTGCTGGAAGACCACGAAGCCCTTTTCGTTGGTGATGATCTGGGGCTTGTTAGATTCGGCCTTGATTTCGGCCCAAGCTTGGCGGAGACATTCGCCGAAGATGATCTCGGAGGCCTTGCAGTCAAAGCGGGCGGCAGCGGCGCGGCGGATGGCGTGGGCAAGCATCATAACTCGGCGGGTGATGGTGGTCTTCATGGTCTTTCCTCCCTTTCGTTAAATACAATATATCTACCATTTTGAAAAATGTCAACTATTTTTTTCAAAATAGACCATATTTTTTCTCTTCCCTTTCCCTCGCTTCCCTTCCCTTTCCTTCGCTTCACGAACTTTTCCAATTAAGACAAAACCTTCCGAGTGTGCTACGATGGTCTCAAATTTTTCAGGAGACCATCCATGCCCAGAATCCCCTACCGCAAAGTGCCCGGCAAGATCGTAGCCGGTGCGGCTCTCGTGGCCCTGCTGGGGGTTCGTGCCGCTACTCTGACTGTCGAGCAGGTGGCCGAGTTCGAGGGCTATGTGCCCCAGGCTTATCAGGATCCCGTGGGCATCTGGACGAAGTGCTGGGGCGATACCTACGACGTGACGCCCGGGCAGACCTACACCTTTGACCAGTGCGTGCGCTCGCTGAACCGACAGGTCTTGACCCATGCCAAGCCCGTCATGGAATGCGTCCCGGAACTTGAGCATCAGGACGATCTGGTCAAGGCGGCGTTCGTCAGCATGGCCTACAACATTGGGACTAACGGCTTTTGCAAGTCGTCCGTGGCCCGCAAGGCCAACGTCGGAGACTGGCGCGGGGCCTGTGAACGTATCGCCCAGATCTACAAGACCGCAGGTGGCAAGGAACTGCCCGGCTTGGTCAAGCGTCGTAAACACGAGAGTGAGATGTGTCTGCGTGGCCTCGACAGGGAGGGCCGGTAAATGTGGGCATTTTTGACCAAACTCCTGCCGTTCCTGGCTCCGCTGCTGGACAAGCTCTGGCCGTCCACACGCGCCGATGAACTGCGGGCCGAGGCGGAGCTGGAGGAGGCGCGGGCATTTTCCCGTGGCCGTATCGCTCCCCGCTACATGCTGAAATACGTTGCTGTCATCCTGCTGTTTCTCTTTGGGCTGCTCGTTCTGGTGGACGCCATAGTTCCGGGGCTCATCCCCGGCAACCCTCTGGCGACGATGCGCGATTTTTCGACGGCGGGCGCGGAATGGGCCGCGTCGGTCATGGAGTGAGGGGGGTAACGTATGGAGACAGCCCTCAACCACGAGGCCCGTCTGGCCCGCATCGAAGCGCTTCTTGAGGCGCTGAATCAGCGAATGGACGATGCGATCCTGACGCAGCTCCGCGACCACGGGAAGCGCATAGCTATTCTGGAGCGTCGGCAGGCATGGCAAATTGGCTGGATGGCCGGTGCCGGTGCCGTTGGTGCGGCATTGGGAAAGTTCTTTTTGTAGAGAGCCACGCGGCGGCACGCCCCCCGGCCGCCGATCGCTCTGGGAAATCGTGGGGCTAGGCCGACGGGCCGAAAGGGCGGCATCTCGCACCGCCTTGCCCCACACAAAACATGCGAGGCCATAAGCGAGATTGGCATGAATGACAAACAGCTACGCGATAATCCGCGCCATTGCGAAGATCGAGGGGATGACGCCGGCGGAACGATGGGCCGGAGCGATGATAGCCGTGCACCTGGACACGAAGCGGAACCAGATCAGGGTCAGGCAAAGCCTGATCGCCGAAGAATCCGGCTTGAAGGAACGGTGTGTGCGCGGCGCGGTGGCAAAGATGGTGGCCGCAGGGATCTTTCGGAAGGTCAGAACGCAAAAGGGGCTGGTTCTTTTTCCGACGCTCGGGGATCAGGAGACTCCTGTAAAAGAGTCTGTAAATATCCACCGGCATGTACGTGCCGCTCCGACCGGCATGAGCGTGCCGGTGGGAAGAGCCAAAGCGCCGTGGGAATACGATCTCGAACTGAGCAGCCGGGCGGAAGAGGAATACAAGCGGCAGGAAGCACGGTTCGCCTTGGAAGAGGCTGGCGGGAATGGCTGAATGCCTTCTTTAGACGGATAGGCATGAGGGCCAGACGCGCCGACATGGCGAAGTGGGGAAGGAAGCACTACGGGATCACGGAACAGGACGACAGAAAGGCGATTCGTCAACTGGCCGCTATCCTCATGGGGAAACAGGACGCTGGAGCGTTCAGGCCAGTTAAGTTGGTCACAAAGAAGAAGCTCAAGAGCGCCCCGGTCACAGTTGAGCTGCCGGAAAATTTCATCTCCAAACGGAGCTTCAGGCCCAAGGCCAAAGCGGACGGCTTTTATGATTCGTGGGAGTGGAAAACCCTGCGTTACATGGTCCTGAAAAAGTACGGAGCGAAATGCATGTTGTGCGGCAGGACCCCGGCCGATGGCGTGAAAATATGCGTCGATCATATCAAGCCGAGGGCCCTGTATCCGGCGCTTGAGCTTGAAGAAAGCAATCTCCAAGTGCTGTGCAACGATTGCAATATGGGCAAAGGCCGGTGGGATGAAACAGATTTCAGGGAATAGCGTGAGCTGCTGCCCCACGTCATGCCCGTACCTGGGCAAGAACGGCTGCAAGGTGGCCTGCGGGAACGAAGAGATTGAATGCCCGGTGATGGCCGGGGTGATGAAGGCCAAAGATCGGGTACAGGGTGTAATTTTTAACCCTATAAAAACGCCCGGCCCCAAAATGAAGCCGGGCAAAAGTCGAAGATGAGGACAGGTTAGATCTCTGGCACCTCTACGCCAAGCTCTCGTTCAAGCCAAGCTGCAATAAGCCTCCGGTGGCAGAAGTTCCGGTCGTCAAACGGAGGCTTCTCGTAGCAGAGCAAAACAGGCTCTGCTCCGTTCGCCAGCTTATGAAGTTCGTCCCAGACTTCTTGGGGGTTGAGCTTGTCGAGGACTTCCGCCTGATACAGCCTCTCATACTCTTCCTTAGAGACGCTGTTGAACCAGGAGCCAGGGGCCAGTTTCCTGTAAATTCTGTACCCTGCCTTGAGTCTCCTGGGAGCGTAGCGGGCAACACAGATGCGACCTTCACCGGAGAACGAGAAAAAAGAAGAAGTTTTCATTTATTTCCTCCATTTTTTGAAGATAAAGAAGGTATACCACATAACCACGCGGGATAACACATTTTTTTAAGGAAGCTCGCAAAAAAATGTTCGTAGGAAGTCTGAGCAAAAAAGCTTGTTGGCAGATGCTGCACTTCGGGAAACTGGAGGAGTGGGGGAACGTCTTCGTTGGATGCTCCGGCTCGTTCCGTATAGAAAGCGTTCTCAGCGGCGCTATCAAAACTTGCCGTATCTTCTCCAACGATGTCTCTTTCTTGTCCTGTGCTATCGGGCATGCCGCTCTTGGGAGACCATTCAGGGCACAGTACTCCGGCGAACTAGCTTTCTTGTCCCCATATGAGGGGACGGATGCTTTACATGCGATAGCTGCCGCCGGTGTGGCGCTGGAATATGCAAGCATATCAGCGAACAATGAATACGGGAGGCAAAAAAAGCAGGAGATAATCAGGCAGGCTCCCCTGATGTTTGAACACAATCTGGACAAGGCAAAAAAGCTTGTTGACAGTTTGGCTCTTGCGGACTTTTTCCCTGGGGATTTCAGGCAACAGATAGTACGGGCGGTGGAAGCCGGAGGCGGTTTTATCGCGTTCGCGCCAACATATCGTGGCGGTTACGAATCGCAGTACAAGGTGCTGAACGAAAATATCGCCTGGGATGCTCCCAGCTATGAAATTTGGGATCCGAAGAACACAGGCGATCTTGTGGCTCAATGTGAGACTGCTCATATCCCGTATCTCATCTTCTCTGATCGCCTGCTTGAGATAAAACAACCCTCGTTTCTTTTTGAGGGCAGCGGGCACCCTGTCTATGCCTACGGAAAAGCTCCTGCCAGCCTTAGACGAGACTCCCTCAAAGTGCAGCCTTTCAGGTACAAACCGATAGATCCTGCGCAGCTTCATCAGAATTCTGCTGTGCAGATAGCTGAAGTATCTTCACCATGCATCAACTTTCTGCGCAGCATATATCTTGCAAAGGGAATCAACTTCAAAAATGGGATGGCAAATTTCCTAGTGCTCATTGACGGGATGGTAGCAGGGGGAATTATCTACCTTCAATCTCGATATGGCGACAGAAATCGTGAGGTTTATCTTCTGTCGGACTTCTCGTTAAGCCGTGAACGACGCTTGGCAAAACTCATCGCAATGATAGCTACGTCTCGTGGTATCGTGCAGATGCTGAATAAGCGCTGGCTTGTCAGGTTCGATACCGTCTTCACTTCTGTATTCACTAGCAAGCCGGTATCGATGAAGTACCGAGGAATTTTTAAGCTGCACAACCGAAACGAAAAAGCAGGGTGCCTGAACTACAAGTCTGATGTCAGACAAAATACGCCACAAGAAATATATAGGTTCTGGTGGGACAAATATGGCAAAAAATCTTGATATAGCGATTGAAAGGCGAGAGTTGAAACACCTGACGCCTCTCGCTGAAAATGCTCATTATATGGACAAGGGGGAGTTCGATCAGCTTGTGAGCAACATCAAGCGTGATGGCGTCCTCACATCGCTCCCTGTCATCTATGACGGCGATGTGAGCGGGGAAATTCTTTCGGGAAACCACCGAGTAAAAGCAGCGCTCATGGCTGGTATCGAAACTGCTGATGTCATCGTTATCAAGTCGCACCTCGAAAAACAGCAAAAAATCGCAATCCAGCTTTCACATAACAGCATCCACGGCAAGGATGATCCCAATATCCTTGGCAAGCTCTTTGGCGAGCTGCTGGATCTCGATTTCAAAAAATACTCTGGGCTCACGGATGAAAGCTTCAAAGTCGCAGAGGTAGAACTTGTCCCGCTGTCCTTTGCCCAGCCTGAAATGGAAACGCTTACAATCGTTTTTCTCAAGGCAGATTATGCTGCCTTCGAGCGCGAAAAGGATAGCCTCGAAAAATCAGCCCAAAAAAACGAAGTATGGTTGGCTGACGTAAAGGATTTTTCTGCATTCCACGAGGCAGTTTTCAAGGCAAAAACAGAATACGGGATCATCAATACAGCACTTGCCGTCAAAGTGATGGCAAAGCTCGCGTTGGAACGGTTCGCTGAACTGGAGATGGAAGATGGAGCAAACAGCTAAGAGAGGCCGGAAGGCGATCCTCTCCAAAGATGACCTCGCTATTTCTGTACAAGCGATGTCGCAATATGGAGTGCCGCTAAAAGACATTGCTGCGTTCATCGGCATCAGCGTTCCCACCCTGCTGAAGCTCTACAAAAAGGAGCTGGAGAAGGGGCGGGCCGTTGCAAATACGCAAATTGGTGAGCGCTTGTTCAAAAAAGCAATGGACGGCGATACAACGGCTCTGATTTTTTGGGCCAAAACACAGATGGGATGGCGGGAAACCAGCAAAATTGATTTGACATCTTCTGACCAATCAATGTCACCGAAGGCCGCTTTTGATCTTTCAACCCTTAGCCCGGAACAAATCGCGGCCCTGCGGGGAGAACTGGATGCGTCAGACAAAGAGTGACGCTCAGGTGGCAGAACGGATGGGGCGTCTTGTTCATGAAAGTTTGCGTGGTTTCATTATCGCTACTGCCCCCGGCTATCAGATGGGGTGGGTGCATCGTGAAATCTGCGACGAGCTGGACGCTTTTCTGGATGCTGTGCGCCGCAAGGAGTCGCCACGCCTGCTGCTGACCATGCCTCCGCGCCACGGCAAGAGCGAGATAGCTTCTCGCCGTTTCCCGGCCTATGTCCTGGGACGCTACCCGGACCTGTCGATCATCGCCACCAGCTACAGCGCCGATCTCGCAAGCCGGATGAACCGCGACGTGCAGCGTGTCATCGATGATGAGGTATACCGACAAATTTTTCCGAGTACGAGTTTGTGCGGCAAAGGCACGGGTGACGGGATTCGTACGGCTGATTTTTTTGAGGTCCTTGGGCGTCGTGGCGTTTACCGGTCAGCTGGTGTGGGCGGTGGCATCACCGGCATGGGCGGGGACGTCATCCTTATCGACGACCCCATCAAAGACCGGGCCGAGGCGGATTCTCCTACCATCCGCAACCGGGTGTGGGACTGGTACACCTCCACGCTTTACACGCGGCTGGCGCCGGGGGGCGGCATCATCGTCATCCAGACGCGCTGGCATATGGATGACCTGGCCGGGAGGCTCCTGGAGGCAGCGCGCACGGGAGAGGGGGATCAATGGCGCGTGGTGAATTTCCCGGCCATCGCCGAGCAGGACGAGACGCACCGCAAGGCGGGCGAAGCCCTGCACCCGGCACGCTATCCACTGGAGCAGCTGCACGCCATCCGGGCGGCCATCGGTTCCCGGGACTGGGAGGCGCTCTATCAGCAGCATCCCACCCCCGATGGTGGGGGCATCTTCAAAGCCGAGTGGTTGCGCTTCTGGCTGCCGAAAGATTTGCCGCAGGACTTCGAGCGGATGCTCATCAGTTGGGACATGACCTTCAAGGACGGGGATGATTCCGACTTCGTCGTGGGACAGGTGTGGGGGAAAGCCGGAGCGAATTTTTATCTTCTCGACCAGGTGCGCGGACGTATGGGTTTTACAGCGACATTGGCAGCATTCCAGGCTTTGGCCCGAAAATGGCCGCAGGCCCAGCGCAAGCTCGTGGAAGACAAGGCCAATGGCCCGGCGGTCATCGATTGCCTGCGGAATACAGTGCCGGGAATCATCCCTGTCGAGCCCGACGGCAGCAAGGTTGCGCGGGCTCATGCGGTCACAACGTACTTTGAGGCCGGTAACGTCCACATCCCGCATCCATCTGTGTGTGGTTGGGTCTCTGAGTATATGGCCGAGCTGACCCAGTTCCCGGCCGCTGCCCATGATGACCAGGTGGATGCGACAACTCAGGCTCTGCGTGACATGCAGACGGCCAAAACCCTGACTGTGGATCCCAGTATCCTGCGGCGCGGCGCCATGTTCGGGAGGATGATGTGAGCAAAAAAAACAAATCGCGGCTTCGGGGCACCAACCGGGGGGCCGTTGTTTCTCCAGAGCTGCTGGCTGAAATGACGCATTTCCCTGCCATTGCGGCGGCCACGCCTTCCGCCTCTCTGACGATCGAGGACGTGCGGCAGCGGTACGCACCACCCCGGACGCTGGGATGCAAGGAGGATGTCCGGCTTGCCCTGGATAGCGCACTAGCCGACACCGGCGTCTACTCCCTGTTGCAGCATACACTGCAAATGGGGATGGGGGTCTTTCCCCAGTTCATGGGCTACGGGGCATTGCAGAATATTGCCCAGAATGGCCTTGTGCGCGCCTGCATTTCCACGGTGGCCGATGACATGACTCGTGAATGGATCACGCTGCAACGTGAAGGAGACGCTGCGCAGGGGGCTGATAACAACCTGCTGGCGGAATTGACGGGGCTTATGTCCAGGATGCGGGTAAAGGAACATTTCGCGGAGGCCGTTGAGCTGGCGGGCTACGAGGGGGGCGCGTTCCTCTTTATCGATACCGGGGCCACTGGCGACACTTTGCGGGATCCCTTGGATATTTCCCCGAACTCTGGCGAGCTGGGGCAGGAAAAGAATTTACGTTTTGTCGTCATTGATCCGGTCAACTGCTTCCCCGGGAATTACAACTCGCTGAATCCTCTCCAGCCGGACTACTACGCACCTACGGAATGGTGGGTGCTGGGACAGCGGGTCCATGCCTCGCGCCTGCTGCGCGTCGTCGGCAATGAGGTCCCTATCCTGCTCAAACCTGCCTACAACTTCCTGGGCATCCCGCAAGCCCAGATCCTTTGGGATTACGTCCTGCACTTCCAGGAGTGCCGTGCGGCTGAAAACCGGCTGTTGAAAAAATTTTCCATGACCGTCTTCAAAACGAACATGTTTGACAGCCTCGGCAAGCTGGGCCCCCAAGAGGCATCGAACCTGGATTGCCGTATCAAGTACATGATCCAGAACATGAGCAATGACGGAGTGCTCGTTGTGGACAAAGAAGCCGAGGATGTTGTGAAGCTGGAGACCCCGCTTTCAGGGGTGACAGACATTGTGCGTCAGGCCTTGGAGTTTTTGGCGGCTGTCAACCGAACTCCTGCGGTCAAGTTGCTGGGTATTTCCCCATCCGGTTTCAATGCTACGGGGGAAAGCGACATCAGGAACTACTACGACCATATCGCGACACGGCAGCAGAAAATGATGCTCGCCCCCCTCAAAACGGTGTTGGACTGCCTGCAACTTCATTTGACGGGTCGCATTGACCCAACAATTTCTTTCACCTTCAACAAACTCGGGGAGGAGGACAAAAAACTCCAGGCTGAGATCCAGAAGGTGAAGGCGGATACGGCTGCGGTCTACATGGACAGGGGGACGCTCTCCGTAGAGGAGGTGCGTCAGTCCCTGGCTGATGATCCGCATAGCGGGTACGGCCATATCGACGTCGATGAGCTCCCCCCCATGCCGGATGCTTTGGTGCGCCAGGAGGGAGCGCCTCTGGATGACATGGACAAGGCAGGCGCCGTCTATGGATAAGCTCCTGCGGCCGGTTTACGCCAATGCCGGTGTGGAAGCGGCATACCGGAAAAAACTTGAGCGTCTGATCGACGAGATGCAACGCTCCACTGTCTGGTGGTTGCGTGCCGTCTACCGGAAGAATGAGACCAGAATCACACAAGACGCCATGCCCGGAACCGGTGGCGGAACGACGGAAACACCTTCTGAAACTCCATCCAACTGGCTGGCTTGGGCATTGCGCCGGCTGCAAGCATACTGGCAGCGGCGGTGGCGAAAATCGGCGGAACGTATCGCGCGGGACTTTGTGGGCAGTGCGCAGCGCCACACGCTCAGTGCCTACGGTGCGGCGTTCAAGGCTGCCGGGATGACGGTCAAAATGGATCCCGGGCGAGTGATGAACGACACAGTCCAAGCGTTGATAGCGGAAAACGTCTCCCTGATAAAATCCATCCCGCAGCAATATTTCGATGAGGTGACGGGGCTGGTGCAACGATCCGTCAGCATGGGGCGGGATGTGGCGTTTTTGGAAGAGGAGCTGGCCCGACGGTACGAAATAACCAGAAACCGCGCCAAAACCATAGCCCGGGATCAAAACAACAAAGCTTGTGAAGCTATCAAGCGCACAGAGAACAAACAGTTGGGCATCACGGAAGGCATCTGGGTGCATGTGCCGGGAACCAAGAGCAGCCGCAAAGCGCATATGCAGATGAACGGCAAGCGGTTCAAGCTGAACGAGGGGCTGTACGACAGCACCGTGAAGCGCAAGGTACTACCGGGAGAGCTGGTCAACTGCAATTGCACCTACAGATCAATTATCCCCATTTTCGGAGAGTGAAAACATGCGTGAAAAAAACATGACCTTCGACGCCCAGCCGAGCGTCCGCAGTGTGGATGAAAACGGCTACATGCATGTGGGGGCAAGTCACATCACAAAAGCCGTAGTCAACCCCTATTATGGACGCGAAATTCCCGGTTGGCAGCAACGGGGGCTTGACCCGGAAAAAATCTACTACGGCTTCCGTGACCCGGACGAACTGCAAAAAAGCCTGACGACATGGGCAGGACTGCCGCTGCATATCGAGCACCATGTGGATAGCGCGGACGATCCCCAAAAGCTGACCCGGGTAGGGAGTGTCGGCACGGAAGTGGTCTGGAATGCGCCTTATGTGGATGCGCCGCTGACCATCTGGGACAAAAAAGCCATTGATGCGGTGGAGAGCGGCGCATATCGGGAGCTCTCCTGCGCGTATCGTTATGATCCCGACTGGACGCCCGGTGTCCACGAAGGGATCAGCTACGATTTTGTCATGCGGAACATACGCGGCAATCACGTCGCCCTGGTGGAAGAAGGGCGGGCAGGCCCGGACGTGATTGTCGCGGACAAGAACATCAAACAGCCAGAAGGAGGGACACCTATGGCCGAGAACAAGCAGCACGTCAAAGACGGCGACCCCGAAATCGAGCAGAAGGAAGTGGATCTGGCGCAGGCGATTATCGACCTGCACAAGGTCGATCCCAACACCGGTGAGGTCGTGGACATTATGGAAGACGAGGACAAGGCCAAGGCTGTCCGCGAAATCGTGGGCGAACTGGCCGGAAAGCTTGAGCCCGAGCAGCTCAAACGCCTCAATGATGCCCTGACGGACCTCGCGTATTCCAAGGCGACTGGCGACAAGACGCCCGTTGCCGACAATCCCTACAAGGACGCCATGGACAAGTGCGGTATCGATGCCGAAAACGAAGAGTTCCAGAAGGCCTTCGCTGAGGGGGTGAAATTCGGCGAGCGCAAAGAAAAAGAAGAGCCCGGCAAGCTTGACCGTGAGCATGAATCGGAAGGGATGCAGAAATTTGAAGAACACCACGGCGAAGATCAGTTTGCTGGTGACGCCAAGCCGAAGGGCAGCCGCAAGCAGCCGATGGGGATGGATGCCGCCGCCATCAAAGCGCAGGCCGTGAAGGAGACGCGCCAGCATATGCAGGAGCTGTTTTCTGCGGTGAATGCGGTGCGTCCCCTGGTGGGCAGTCTGGAGCCTATGAGCTTCGACAGCGCCACCGCCGTCTATGGGCACACCCTCAAGACCAAGGGGATTGACCCCAGCAAGTACGACAAGAGCGCCTGGCGCGGTATGGTGGATATCCTGCTGCGGCAGCAGGTGTCCGGTTTCAAACCGCTGGCTGAGGACTCTGCTCCCGTCAAATTCGACGGGGCTTTCCAGAACCTCAAGAACATCGACATTTCCTAGGAGGAGCACACTATGCCGCTTCAGACGAAAGTTGATATCGATCTCGCTCTGGCTGTTCCCGGCCAGAAGGCGACTCCTGACCAGAGCATCTACACTCCCATCAACTATGTGGCCGACGAAGCCGGTGTGCAGGTGGGCACGTTCTGCTGGGCGGCTGCGACCGCAGGTGTGGCCACTGCTACCACTGCCGGAGCCGCTGCCCCCCTGGGCTTCGTTGAGCGCGTTATCAGCACCTACATCTACAACGTCCTTGACGGCGCAACCATGACCATTCCCGAAGGCCAGGGGCTCACCATCGCCGTGCGCGGTGACTACTATGTCGAAGCCTCTGAAACGGTCACTGCGGGCGGCCAGGTCTATGTGGACAAGACCAATGGCAAGATCCTCGCCTCTGCTGGTGCCAACGGCATCGCTGCTCCCGGCTGGGTCTTTAAAACCGCCGGCGCGGCCGGCGATATGGTCATCATCAGCAACTGGAGCGTCCCGGCGTCCAGCGGCGGTTCTGGTGGTGGCGGAACCGTTGACCTGTCCAATGTGACCGGCACCCTGGCCGTTGCCAATGGCGGTACCGGTGCGACGGCGGCTGACGGCGCGCGCACCAACCTTGGGCTGGGAACGCTTGCTACCCAGAACAGCCCGCTGCCTGTGGCTAACGGTGGCACCGGTGCGACTGATGCCGCAGGGGCCAAGACCAACCTTGAAATTTCTTAGTCAGAGGAGGTGGAAAAATGTCTCTGACCATTTCCCAGGCCAAACAGTACGGCTTCGTTTTCGAAGGGGCCCGCGACTGGAACACGCCCGAGAATCGCGCTCGTATCGTCCAGGACGCCGCGCTGGCGACCCAGCCCAATACGGCCGTGCCCGTCGAGTTCGCGGCGTATATCGACCCCATCGTCATTGAAATCCTGACGGCCCCGCGTAACGCGCGTCGCCTGTTCCGTGAGGAGAAAAAGGGGGACTGGACGACCCCTTATGCCAAGTTCCGCATCTCCGAAATGGTGGGCGGCACCGAGGAATACAGCGACTATGCCAACGGCGTCACGTCCGAGGTGAACAACGAATGGATGAGCCGCGCACAGTATCGTTTCCAGACCACCATTACCTATGGCGATCTGGAAGTGGCTCTGGCCTCTGCCGCAAAATTGAATCTGGCATCGGATAAACAGCGGGCTGCCGCTACCCGTCTGGAAATCGATGCCAACAAATTCTATCTGCTGGGTGTCGCCGGTGAACCCATTTACGGCATCTTCAACGACCCCAACCTGCCTAGTGCCATCACGGCAGGAGCCACAGGTACGGGGGGTTCCACCAAATGGGCCGACAAGACCACCAAGGCCATCTATGACGATATCCTGGCTCTGTTCGCGGAACTGGCCGGGCAGTCCAATGGCCTGATTGACCAGACCACGCCGCTCAAGCTCTGTCTGAGTCCGGCGATGAACGCTTATCTGGGCTCCGCGACGGACTTCAACGTCAACGTCAAAAAGATGCTGGATAGCTACTTCACCAGCCTGGAAATCGTTATCGTTCCCGAGCTGGCGAGCCTGGACGGCGACCAGACCGTTTTCCTGATCGCTCCGGTGGTGGGCGGCCAGAAGTCCGCCACGCTGGCCTTTGGCGAAAAAATGCGCTCCGGCCGCGTCATCCCCGATCTGTCCAGTTTCCGCCAGAAGTTCGTGGGCACCACCTACGGCGGCATCGTCTACATGCCCTTCGCCTTCGCCAGCATGACCGGCGTGGTGTAGGCAGAAGCTCCATCCCTCCCTTATATGAGCGCCCCGTCCTCCATCGTGAAGGCGGGGCGCTTTTTGTCCCAGGTGGGGCAGGCGATTGTCCTGCCTTATCTCATAGCCAGCATGGTACGGGCTGAGGATTCCAAGGCACGCAGGGAGTAATCCAGCGCACCGGCGCAGTCTTCCATGCTCTGGAAGGCGGTCAGGCCCGTGCGGAGGGCCGGGCTGAACATGTCTCCGGGCTTGCGGACAGCGGGCAGCGCCTTGCGGGCCAGCAGGAACAGGGATTCCTCGTGGCGGTGGATCTGGCGGATATGCTCCCGGATGGCGGCCAGGTGGCCTTCGGCGTCATCTGTCGGGGAGGAGGGGGAGGCAGCCGAAAAAGAACGTTGTCCAGCTGAATCCATAGAAGCCTTTGGTGACGATCCCCGTTTCAGGATGCTTCAACATAACCACAGTAGCCATTTCTATACCTCTTACTTGTCGGATTTGATAAATATAATTTCTCCATCAGCCAGGACGGATTTTGCCACATAACGCTGAGGGATCGCCCGCAGAGCCACGATTTGGCCTTTCTTGAGCTGACGCAGCATTGGATCATCCTTTTTCAGATAGACGCGGATACCGAAATAACCTGTCTTATCCACTGGGATATTGACGTAAATCTTGCCGAATGAGTCTTTAGCCACGCCTTCGCACTTTCCCACAAATCTAACGGGTTTGCCCTTGAAATCTTCCTCGGCCACGACTTCGTTGTCTTCAAAGGCTTGCCATAAGTCTTTAGGGAGGCAGTCATAGCCAAGTCTGCGTTCTATCTCCTTGGCGTGAGCATCATCTTCAGGAAAGACGAAAGCCCACTCAGGATTAAGGTCTTTTGCGGCTGTAGCGTAAGCAACGACTCCATCGCCATATCGAGTTCCTTCAACATAAAAGGCCACCTCTAGCTGGGCCACATTCAGCTTTTCCCGTTGAGCTTCCATTTCCGTCTTGATAGCCGCCTCTTCGTTTTGGGAAAGCTGCTCTCCCTTGGGGATGACTGCGATCAGTAACGTGTAGCGCTCCGGGATGGAGATGGCCGTAGCCGCCCCGTCAAGCCTTCCGGCATGGGATACTGACGCCGCCAATAGCACGGCGAGGATTGCAGGCAGAAAAAACAAACGAAGATATGACGCCATCTCTATTCTCCTTCCTTGGCTTTTTTCGCGGCGTCATACTGCACGGCCGTGGTGCGGATACGGTCGCCCAGGGGCAGGATGTCGTCCAGCTTGTCGATTTGCACCTTGGCGTCCTTGTTCTCCCCGTCGAACAGACCGACGAACCAGGGCCGTTTGTTAAAGTGCAGGCGCAGCAGGGGCTTGAACCGGCCGTCGAGGACGATATTGCAGTATGCCTGCCAGTCCTGGAGCTTGATACGTTCGGCGTCCACTACGCCCATAAGCAGCGATTTGACCAGGTAGAAGGCTTCCCGCTCTTCCTCCGTGGTCACGATATTGGAGGCGACCGGTTTTTCTTGAGCCTCTTCGGGAAGATCCGCAGGCAGGCTTTCAGGGGCTTCCGGCCGCTGGGTCATGGCACTTTTGAGGCGCTCATTGATGCGGTCATTGATGAACTGATCCAGCGCGGCCACGAGGATCGGCGTAAACCGTTCGCGGACTTTCTGGGTGATCATCCCGTCATAGGTCTGGCTGATGAAGAAACGGGCAAAATCCTCGTGAGGATTGTCCATCTGTTCGGCCATGATGCGCTTGAACTCGCGGTTGTATTTCAGCTCGTTGGCCGCGCTCAGGCAGGCATCGCGGTCAAACTTGCCCTTGGCCAGCTTGCGCAGCTCGGGGATAAGCGTTTCGTCCATATCGGACAGGCAAAATTCCATATAGGGCTTGCTGTCCATGCGGTTGGTGTCCTCGAGGTCGGAGTAGAAGCGGTAGCGGTTCCCGTCCGTCAGGATGGCAATAGGGGCTTCCGTACCGTGGAAATACAACTGAAGCTGGTTGCATTGCTTGGTGTCCAGTGCGGTGCCGAAAGCCTTGCACTCAATCAACAGAATCGGCTTCCCGTCAGCGAGGATGGCGTAATCAACACGAGCGTCTTTGTACTCACCGATAGGGGCTGAAAATTCCGGCACCACTTCGCCGGGATTGAATACGTCGTAACCCAGAGCTGCAATGAGCGGCATCACCAGTGCGTTTTTCGTGGCCTCTTCCGTCCCCAGGGTGTCCCCGATATTCCGTACTTTTTTAGTCAGCTCTGCGATTTTTTCAGAAAAATCCATAGCATTGTCTCCCTATTTCCCCTCATTTAAGCAACTTTTCCTTCCCTTCGCAATCCTTTCCGAACTTTAACAAGTTTTGACAAACTTTTCATATGGTTGCCGTTACCGCGTGATGTGCTATACTAACCCCAAAATTGCAGACGGCATCCATGCCCGTCTGACATATCCAGACATGGGGGCTCCATGGCACAGAGCAAGAAAAACAATCGCAAAATCGACAAGGTCGCCGACGCGCCCACGTCCACGGCTGCTGAGGACATGGCTCCTGCCGCGACCGGGAAGGACACGGTGACCGTGGCCCTCAACCGCGCCCAAGGAATCAAGTTTATCCTGGGTGACGGGCGCAGGGTGGAAATCTTTGGCAACGCCGTTCACCTGCGTGGCAAGGAAATGGGAGAGCTGCCCACCGGCGGAGCTTTTGGTCTGACCACCATCCCCGCAGAAGATTGGGAAGAAATCGTGCGCCGATACGGCGATACGAAGCTTTTTGCTTCCGGGCGGATTTTCGCCCAATCTTCCCGTTCCAACGTGCTGGCCCAGACCCGGGATCATGCCGACACCCGTCACGGGCTGGAGCCGTTCAGGGGAGCCCACACCGAAGCCGCCAAGGCCGCCGGGGAATAGCTGTGGCTGTTGTGGTGTTCGATCCGCAGCAGTTCCGGGCCATGTATCCGCGCTTTACGCAGGGTATCATCTCGGACGCTGAATTGCGGCAGGCATTTGATGTGGCTTGCCTCATTCTGGATAACACCAACGCCAGCCCTGTCCCCTACGACCCGGACAATGATGTTTTTGTCCGGCGTACGCTCCTCTATCTGTTGGTTTGCCACTTGGCGACTATGGCCCTGTGGCCAGCCGGGCAATCCGGCCCCATGAGCAATGCAACACAGGGCAGTGTGTCCGTGGGATTTTCCATCCCGTCGCATCTTAACGGCCAATATTTCCAGAATACGCCCTGCGGACAGACCTTCTGGCAAGCAATCCAGCGTTACCTGTCCGGCGGACGTTATTTCCCGGCCCGTTACTATCACCCTTGGGGGTAATCATGGAGGACGGCATTGACCTGTGGGAGGAGCTGGGACTGGAGGAATACTGTCACGGCGAAGAAAGCGTCATTGCCGGGGTCTTGGAAGGCGCAACCAACCGCGAAACAGGGGAGTCCGTCGCGGAATATGCGGCGCACAACGAGTTCGGCACCAACAGAATCCCATCACGTCCTTTTTTACGCCAGACCTTCGACGAAAAAGCGGGGGAATGGGCCGACAATTTGGGAAAGGCTGTTGAGGCCGGATATTCCCCTGCCGGGGCCTTCCAGCTTGTGGGGACCCGCATAGCTGAAGACATTCAGGCTACCATCAAGAGCAATATGCCCCCAAAAAATTCCGAGGCCACAATCGAGCAGAAACGCAAAAAAGTGGATGGCGGAGCCAAGGGGGAAAGCATGGTTCCCGGCACTCTTATTGATACCGGCTCTCTGTTGAGCTCCATCGACTATGAGGTCCGCAGGTAATGAATCTGCACGCCATCGTTCGCAACGCCATTACCACGGTCAATCCCGACCAGACGGTCATCCTGCTGGCGAGCGCCGGGCAGGCCCAGGGAGATGACTACACGCAGCACCCCCTGTGGCACCCTGCCGTGTCCGTCCCGGCCCAGGTGCAGCCCGTGCCGGACAAGACCCTGCAATGGCTGCTCCAGGCCCGCCGTAACGGCATCTGGCGCGACTGCTACCTCTACGGCCCCGTGACGGGCCTGGAGCGCGCCACGGCCCAGGGCGGCGACATGCTCTATTTCGAGGGCTTCGAGTGGCAGGTGGACCAGGTGCTGGAGGCATGGAACGCCACGGCGGGCTGGACGAAGGTCCGCTGTATCCAGATCCGGGCCACCGACCCGCCGGAGACCGGGGCCACGGAACGCCCTGGAGAGGTGCCCGCATGGCCGGGCTAGATACGGGCACGCAGCCCGTCGTCACGCCGCTGGACGCCGCGCTGGTCAAGGCCGTGGGGGATTTCTGCCGCTGGTGCGTGGGGGCCGGTCTGCCCGTCGTGCGGGGCTGGACCAACGCCGTCAGCCGCCCGCCGGGCGCCCATATCGTGGTGACGCCGTTCTCCGCCACCTGGCACGCCACCACGTCCCGGAGCTACGACCCCGGAGAGGACGGCCGGGGCCGGGTCACGGTGGCACGCTCCATGAGCCGCCGTGTGCAGGTGGATTTTTACGGGCCGGATGCCCAGGCCCAGGCCCAGGCCGTGGCGACGCTGGCGCAGGACATGACGGGATGCGATTTTTTCAAACCCTACGGCCTGACGCCCCTCACGGTCACGGATCCGCAGGAGCTCACCGGCATGGCGGGCAACGAGCAGGCGGAGCCGCGCTGGATGCTGGAGCTGGAGCTCCAGCCGGGACCGGAGTTCGCGGGTGTGACCGTGGAACTGGATTTTTTCGACAACGTCAACTTGGGCCTGCATCCGCAGGCGTAGGAGGCGCACATGAGCGTCAATGCCGATAAACTAGTGCAGATCGTCCCGCGCGTCATCGACGCGGGCACGTCCGGCCTCACATTCTCCGGCCTGTTTCTGACACAAAGCGAGCTGCCGCCCACCGGGCGCGTGCTCCAGTTCGCCGGCGCCCAGGCCGTGGCGGACTATTTCGGCTCCGAGACCGACGAGGCCCGGGCCGCGCGGATCTATTTCCAGGGCTACACCAACACGCAGTATCTCCCCGGCTTCCTGCTGTTCGCCCCGTACCGGGCGACGGCGGCCGCCGCGTGGCTGCGCGGTGCGGCCTATGAGGGCACGCTGGCCGAGCTCAAGCTGGTGCGCGACGGCACCCTGAAAATCACCATCGACGGCATCGAGCGCACGGCCAACGGCGTGGACTTCTATACGGCCACCAGCCCGAGCGACTGCGCCCAGCGTTTGCAGACGGCCCTCTCTCAAACGGCGGAGATCGAGGCCACGGCAGGCAAATTGACCGGCGGCCCCGTGGCGAACGTGGAGCCCCTCAAAGCCGTCAGTGCGGGCAAGCTGGATCTCAGTGTGGACGGCACCGAGCAAAATTTGGCCGATCTCAACTTTGCCAGCGTCGCCAGCCTGACGGACGTGGCCGGGGTGCTTGCTACGGCCCTGAGCGGCAAGGCCACGGTCTCGGTCTCCGGCAATTCCCTGGTCATCACGTCCGCCACCACGGGCGCGAGCTCCACCGTCTCCTATGCCTCGGACCCCGAGCCCACCGGCGGCGTGGCCGATCTGGCGGAAGCTCTGGGCCTCACGCAGGATACCGGCGCCGTCAGCATAGCGGGCACGGCCGCCTACCAGCCCAAGGCTCCCGTCGTGACCTACAACTCCCAGACGCAGGCATTTCAGATCACGTCCGGAGAGACGGGCAGCGCGTCCGCCGTGGCCTACGGCCAGAGCGCGGGCAGCGGCACGGATCTTTCCCGGGTGCTCAACCTGACCGAGCAGCTGGGGGCCGTGCAGAGCGAGGGCACGGACGGCCAGAGCCTCACGGACTGCCTGACAGGCGTGCTCAAGTCCGCTCGCGACTGGGTGTCGTTCTCCACCATCTGGGAGCCGGAGCGTGCCGAAAAGCTGGAGCTGGCGACCTGGTGCTCCGGGCATGACACCCGCTTCGTCTATGTCATGTGGGACACCGACAACACGGCCCGCGTCCAGGGCAGCACCGCCAGCGCCGGCTACGCCATCACCCACACGCTGGAACTGGACGGCGCCTGCTGCGTCTGGAACACGCTGGACGTGGCCGCGGGCGTCATGGGCGCCATCGCCTGCCTCAATTTCGACCAGCGCGAGGGCCGCACGACCCTGGCCTTCCGCCAGTTCGAGGGCGTGGCCGTCACCTGTGACGATGACGGGGACTACGACGCCCTGATCGCCAACGGCTACAACTGCTACGCGGATTTCGCCACGGCCTCGGCCCAGTTCAAATTTTTCCAGAACGGCCAGGTGTCCGGCAAATTCGACTGGCTGGACACCTACTGCAACGCCATTGCGCTGAAGGACGCGCTCCAGCTCAACATCCTGGATCTGTTCGCCGCCGTGCGCAGTCTGCCCTACAACGAGGACGGCTACGCCAGCGTCCGCACCGCCTGCCTGGACACCATCAACCGGTTCATCAACTTCGGGGCCATCCGGACGGGCATCAGCCTGAGCCAGACGCAAAAGGTGCAGCTGTTGCAGGAGATCGGCAAGGACGTGAGCCAAACGCTGGAGAGCTCCGGCTGGTTCATGCAGATCACGGACCCCGGCGCTGTCATCCGCGGGCAGCGGCAGTCCCCCAACTGCGCGTTTTATTACATGGATGGCGGCAGCATTCAGAGGATCGTGATGAGCGCCACGGCCATCCAGTAGGAGGGATGACATGGATAATCAGGGAAGCATGACCATCACGGCGGCCAACAGCACGTTCTACTTGACCGTGCCCGGCCTCTACAACAGCCCGGTCAAGATCGAGGGCTACAGCACCGACGCCATGGTGAGCGGGGAGGCCATCACTCCGGTGGTGGCGGAAATGGGGGTGGACGGGCATCTGTCGTTCGGCTGGACGCCCACGTCCAAGGCCGTGACGGTCACACTGGCGGCCGACAGTCCGAGCCGTCAGGTCATGGACGACTGGGTGACCTATCAGGATGCGAAACGCGAGGTCATGGTGTGCAGTGCCGAGTTCGCGCTGCCCGGCATCGGCCGTAAATATATCGGCATGCGCGGGGCCATCACCAGCGCTCCGCCCATGCCCGGAGCCAACAAGACGCTCCAGGCCACGGCCTACACCATCACGTTCGAAAAATGGACGCCTGCCGTCATCTAGGGGGATCCGTCATGCTCAACGAAAAATTCATCACCATCGAAAGCGGCCGCGACCAGGGGAAAACCTTCGTCGTCCGGGAGATGCCCGCCAGCAAACTGGAAAAGTGGGCCGCCCGGGCCATGCTGGCCCTGTTCAACGGCAACCTGCCCTCCGACATCGCCGAGCAGGCCAGGGGCAGCAACGCCGTTGCCCTGGCCCAGGCCGTGGCCTCGGGCCTTGGCGGCATCAGCTGGGAGCTGGTGGAGCCGCTCTACGACGAGCTTCTGGGCTGCGTGTACCACGTCCCTGATCCGTCCACACCCGCCGCACGGGTGCAGCTCAATCCCGCCAACGTGGACGCCCATATCCAGGACATGAGCACGCTGCTGCGCCTGCGTGCCGGTGTGCTGGAGGTTTGTTTCGATTTTTTCGGCAGGGACGGTGGGCTGTACTCCCGCCTGACAACAGCCGCCGACCGCCTGACCTCCGGGACTACGAAGCCCTCCCGGCCTGCATAGCCGTGCCCATAGCACGCGGGATGGCGTCGCTCCGGGACATGCAATGCCATTACAGCCTGGGCGATGCCCTGGACCTGTACGAGATAGCCCGCGTGGATGCCCATAACCGCGCCCAATGGGAGAAATTCCATGACCGTCCGTGAACTCGTCGTCAAACTCGTGCTCGATAGCCTGGGATTCCGGGAGCGTGTCCAGGATGCCCAGGGAGAACTGGACAAGCTGGGCACGACCTCGAAGGAGGCCACGGACAAGGCCGCCAGGGGCATGGACAAAGCCGCGGACAAGGCCGACGACCTGGGTGGCAAGGCCCGGGAAGCCGGGAAGTCCATGCAGCAGGCCGCCGAGCGCGGGGAGCGCGGGTTCGACGGTCTGCTGGGCACGCTCGGCAAGGTGGCCGTTGCCCTGGGCGGCCTGGCGGCCATACAGGCCACGGTCTCGGGCTATGTGCAGGCCGTGACCGAGATCGAGAAGACCAGCGACATGCTGGGCATGAGCATGGAGGAGTGGCAGGGCTGGGCCTATGCCGCCAAACAGGCCGGGCTGGAAGCTGAGGACGTGCGCGACCGGTTCATGGATCTGGGCGACTGGATGACGGATCTGAACGTCAACGACGCCGGGCCGCTCAAGGACTTCGCCGAGAAGACCAAGACCAGCTTCAAGGACGCCAAGGGCGCCACGGTCTCCATGGAGGAAGGCCTCATGCGCCTGGCCGATACCGTGGGCAAGATGGACCGCCAGCAGGCGACCTCGTGGCTCCAGCAGATCGGCTTCGACGAAAAGACCACGCCCCTGATCCTCAAGGGCCGCAAGGCCATTGAGGAATATATCAAGGTAGGCAAGGAGCAGGCGCTCTACACCAGGCGGGACGCCGAAAATGCCCGCAGGATGCGCGAGGCCTGGCAGGGCGTCACCTACATCTACAATGCCGTCTCCGGGGCCATTCTGCGGGGGCTGGGGCCTGCATTCGACTGGCTGGCGGAGAAGGCCGGGAAGGTCTCCACCTGGGTTCGGGAAAACGAGGACTCCCTGCTGGTGCTCATCACGACACTGGCCGCGGCCATAGCCATGAGGCTCACCCCCGCCCTGTGGGGCATGGGAAAGGCCGCTCTGGCCGCCATGGGGCCGTTTGCCCCGTTCATCGCCATCGCCCTGGCGCTGGGGGCGGCGTTCGACGACCTGTGGGCGTTCGTTTCCGGCGGGGATTCCGCGCTGGAGCGGATCATGCGGTTTTTCGGCATGACGAATGAGAGCATCGAGGCCGTGCGCCAAACCGTGCGCGACCTGATCGATGCGCTGGCTGACCTCTGGGATTTTATCACCGGCAAGGGCGAGATGCCCGGCTGGCTCAAGGGGCTCCAGGGGGCCGGAGGTTCCCAACTCCTGGCGCAGGGTGGGTACGAGGGGGACGTGGAAGACCCCGACGATCCCATGGCCGTCGCGACGGCCGCGTCCAGGAGGGTGGCAGCCCGCGACAGGGCCAGGAAGGCGGCATCGCCGGCGGCTGCCGCCGCGCCCCCGGCTACCAGCTATCGCGCCGGAGATGCGGCCAGACCTGCGGGCGGCAATGTGACGCACAACCGCAGCGTCACGACCAACGTTTCCCAGGTCACGATCAATACACAGGCCACCGACGTCCCGGGCATCGCCCGTGATTTCTCCGGGGAACTGCAAAACCAGACCGCGCAGGCGGATGGAGCGCTGGGGGCATAGATGAGCATTTTCAGCGTGCTGGGGCAGGGCATAGCGGGCAACTGGTCCATCTACGACAAGGACGGGGCCGCGGCCGTGCCGTTTGACACGTTCTTTGCCATGACACGCAAGGACGAGGGCAAGGTCACGTCGCATCCCACGGAGCCCAACGGATTTTTCGCCTACAACAAGGTTGACAGCCCGGGCACCGTGGGCGTGGTGCTGGGCGTCACCGGCGACAGCGAGACGCTGGGGCGCACCCTGGAGGCCCTGGAAAAGCTCAAAAGCTCCACCGATCTCGTCAGCATCGTCACGCCGGAAAAAACGCTGTTGGACTACACGCTGGAATCCTACGACTACCAGCGCAGCGCGGACAGCGGTGCGGATCGCCTGCTGGTCTCCCTCTCCCTCGTAGAGATCCGGCAGGTGGCCCAGGAATACAGCAACGAAAAGATCCCCAAAGCAAAGCAGGCCGCCGACAGCAAAACGACCGAGGCGGGCAAGCAATCCGCCCAGCAGGCGGACGCGGCCACCCAAGGCAGGTGGGGCAAAAAGCACGACTCCCTGCTCTCCGGGGTCTTCAACTAGGGGGGCACCATGCAGGAAATACCGTTGCGCGCCACGGGCAACCAGACGCTCCAGGTGGTGCTGGAGGGCCAGAACTGTTCCTTGCGCCTCTATACCCGTAACCTGTCGGATGGGGTGGAGACGCTGTTTTGTGACCTGAGCATCGACCAGAAGCCCGTTTTTTACGGCTGCCCGTGCCTCGACGGGCTGCCCATGCCGCTCTATGCGTGGCTGGGCATGACCGGGCAGCTCGTTTTTATCGACATGGAGGGCGACGAGGCCCCGCACTGGTCCGGGCTCGGGAGCCGCTGGAAGCTGCTCTACATGAGCCCGGCCGAGGCCGACGCCTACCGCGAAGGGACGACACTGTGAGCAGTTTTACCAAGAAAATGCTGGAGGCCCGCATCACGCTGGCCGAGGGCGGGTTCAACCCCGGAACGGGAGAAGCCGCCAACACCAAGGTGGTGCGCCTGGGCATGGACGCCGAGATCAGCAAGCCGGGCGGCAAGGAAAAGCCCAAGTGCGTGCTGAAGATCTTCAACCTGCCCCTGGACGACATGCAGGTGTTGACCACGCTGGCCTTCGACCCGCTGGCGGTCAAAAAAAACCGCCTCACGCTCATGGCCGGCGATGCCGACGGCATGACGCAGGCTTTTGTGGGCGACATCACCAGCGCGGTGCCCCGGTTCAGCGCCGACGCTTCCAGCGTTTTCGAAATCACGGCCATCACCGGCTATGTGGCGAGCGTGACCCCGGCCAGGACGCTGACGGCGGCCGGGGCGCAGGACGTGGCCACGCTGCTGTCGGGGCTCGCAAAGCAGATGGGATTCACCTTCGTCAACCGCGGCGTGTCCGTGACGGTGCGCAACATCGCCCTGATGGGTGGCCCCATGGAGCAGGCCCGACAACTGGCGGACGAGGCCCGCATCGACCTGATCCTGGACGATGGGGAGATGATCGCCGCCCCGCGCGGCAAACTGCGCCAGGATGACGCCCAGGGCAGCACGCCGGTGCTCAAGGACAGGACGGGCCTGATCGGCTTCCCCGGATTTGACGCCAAGGGCGTGGTGGGACGCTGTTTGTATGAGCCGCGCCTGCTGCTGGGCGGCCCGGTGCGCATCGAGAGCATGGTGCCCAAGGCCAGCGGCCTGTGGCGCGTCACCAGCGTGGCCCACAAGCTGCAGGCCAATTACGCGGGGGCATCGGCCTGGGAGACCAGTTTCAACGCGACGTATCCCAACCAGCAAAAGGGCGACGCCAAGAAGGACGCCAAAAAGTGAGCGAGATCAAGGGGCAACAGGATTTCACCACCGGGGCCAGCGGCTACAACGCCCAGGAGTTCCAGATCCAGCAGGCCCTGCGCCGGATCAACACGGCCGAGCCCGTGCGCGTGGTCAGCGTGCAGCCCGGCGCTGTGGGGCCGGTGGGCATGGTCAGCGTGCAGCCCCTGGTCAACCTGGTGACGGGCGCGGGCGACGGCATGGAACAGAGCGAGCTTTTTCAATTGCCGTACCTGCGCATCCAGGGCGGCGAGAATGCCGTCATCGTGGACCCCAAGCCGGGCGACATGGGGCTCGCCGTCTACGCCATGCGAGACACCGAGGCTGTCAAGGCCAACCGCGACGGCAATCCGGCCAACCCGGGCAGCGCCCGCACCTACAGCAAGGGCGACGGCTTCTACCTGGGGGGCTTCCTGAACGCAGCGCCGAAGCGCTACGTCATGGTGGACGATACGGGCATCACCCTGGACGACGGCCAGGGCGGTAAGCTGGAGCTCAAGAGCGGCAAACTGACCATCACGGCCCCGGCGGGCATCGAGAGCACGTCGCCCACCGAGGTGCACCATACCCCGTCGCTCGTTTTCGGGGATGGGGCGGGCTCCACAGCCACCATGCATGCCGATTTGAGCATCAACGGCAGCGTCGAGAGCACGGGCGACCAGGTGGCCGGCGGCATCAGCCAGACAGGGCACACGCATACCGGTGTGCAGACCGGCAGCGGCAGCACCGGCAAACCGCAGTAGGAGGCGGATCATGGACAGCCTGGCACTCTCCGGGGTCTGGGACCTCACGTTAACGCCCGGCGGCAACCTGGCCGTCGTGAGCGGTCCGGAGCGCATCGCGCAGGACGTGGCCTGCTATGAGCGCACATTTTACGGCGAGCCCTGGTACGCCGCCGGGGACGGCGTGCCCTACCTCGTGAATGAGCTGGGCAGCCTGCCGCCTGCGGAACTGGTGCGGGAGCGCGCCGTGCGCCGGGCCATGCAGGTGCCTGGCGTGGCCGCCGCCACGGTGGAGCTGACGGAATTTGCCGCGCGCACCCTGCACGGGCGCATCCGCGTGACCACGGACGAAGGGGAAGACCTCAATGTCGCAGTCTAGCATCGAATATACGGATCTGGGGCCTGTGGCGCCCAACAGCGCCGACGTTCTCCAGGCGCAGCAGGACATATGGCAGGCCGCGTTCGACAACAAATTGAACCCGGACCCGGCCACGCCGCAGGGGCAGCTCATGGCGAGCCTGGCCGCCATCGTGCAGGACAAGAACAGCCAGATGCTTTTCCTGGCGAGCATGTTCAACCCGGCCACGTCGCAGGGCGTGTACCAGGACGCCATCGCGGCCATCTATTTCATCACTCGCCAGGCGGCCCAGGCCACCACGGTGCAGGTGGTGTGTACAGGGCTGCCCGGGACGGTCATCGAAGGGCAGGACACCAGCGTGGCCCCGGCACGGGTGAGGACGGCGGACGGCACGGTGCTGGTCTGCCGGACGGGCGGCACCATCCCCGCCGGCGGCTCCATCACGCTGCCGTTCGCGGCCCAGGAGCCCGGCCCTGTTGTGATAGAGGCCCACGCCGTCACCAGCATCGTGCAGGCCCAGCCGGGATGGGACACTGTGGACAATCCCGATCCGGGCGTCACAGGCCGCAGCACGGAAGGCCGTCAGGCGTTCGAGACGCGCCGCCGCCAGTCCGTGGCCCTCAACTCCCGGTCCATGCTCTCCAGCGTCTATGCCCGTGTGGGCAACCTGTCGGGCGTCATCGACCTGCTGGCGCGCCAGAACCGCACCGACACGCCCGTGGAAGACAACGGCGTCACGCTGGCCCCGCATTCTATCTATATCGCCGTGCTGGGGGGGGCCGACGCGGAGATCGCCGAGGCCATCTACAACAGTGTGTCCGGGGGCTGCGATTACAACGGCGACACGAGCGTGGAGTACACGGACCCCGTGACCGGCGCGGTGGAGACGGTGCGATTCCAGCGCCCGGAGGAGTATCCGTTCGCCATCGAGGTCACGTTCCAGGAAAACGCCACTACGCCCTCGGACGTGGCCGCCCGCGTCAAAAGCAATATCCTGGCCGATTTTTACGGGGAGCCCTATCCCAACGCCGGGGACGGCACGGCCCATGATGCCCAGGTGACGCGGATCCCCATCGGCGCCCTGGTCTACGCCAGCCGTTTTTATTGTCCGGCCATCAGTGCCGGGGCTTCGCAGCTCGTGAGCGTCCAGATAGGCAAAAAAGGCGGCAGCCTGGGGAATGCCGTCCAGCTGACCAACGACCAGTATCCCAGCCTCACGGCGGACGACATCACCGTGATCGTGCGGGAGTAGGAGGCGGACAGTGGAGAACTGGCGTCAGACCATCATCAGCCAATACGACAACAGCCCGCGTCTGCTGGCCCTGCTGGCCGGGGAAAACGGGGCCATAGATCCGGCGGTGGACATACAGGCGTTTTATGACGCGGTCTTCGACCCGCGCACGGCCGTGGGTTGGGGGCTGGACTGCTGGGGCCAGATCGTGGGCATAGGCCGCCATATCGAGCTGGAGGGCACGGACGCGGCATTCGGTTTCGACGGTTCGGAGTTGCAGCCGTTCGACCAGGGCACGTTCTGGAGCGAGGACGCCACATCCTATTACCGCTTGACGGATGAGGCCTACCGGCAGCTGATCTTTTTCAAGGGGGCCATCAACATCACCGACGGCAGCCTCGCCAGCCTCAATCGCATCATGGACATGATGTTCGGCGGGCGCGGCACGGTCTGCGTGCTCCATGTGGGCACCATGCGGATCCGCTTCTATTTTGATTTCTACCTGCGCCCCTTCGAGCGCGCGCTGATCGCGCGGGAGGACGTGCCGCCCAAACCGGCGGGCGTGGGTTTCGACGTGTACGAGATACGCCGGGCGGATACGTTCGGCTTCCAGGGCTCCGGCCTGCAACCGTTTAACCAGGGCAATTTCGCCATAGGAGGCCCGCGCGATGCCTATGCCCTCTAATCCCCCGTTCCTCTCCAACGTCCTGGGCTATGCTGCGGACGTGAGCGTCATCCCCGGCACCACACCGTCCGGAAGCGGCGCCTTCTCGTATCAGTCCGCATTCCCGCAGATCACGGCCATCCCGTTGACCGCCGGGGGCGTGGCTCCCATGCGCGAGGATTTCAACGCGGTGTTCAAACTGCTTTCTCAGCATGTGCATTTTCTCCAGTCCGGCAGCCTCTACACTTGGAGCAGTTCCCTGGACTACCTCAAGGGCGCCCATATCCTGGGCAGCGACGGTGTGGAGTATATCGCGCAGGCCTCGTCAGGTCCCAACGTTCCCGACGTGGGGGCCAAAAACCCCGTTTCCGATGACGGGACGTTCTGGAAGGCCGTCAACAGCGGCAACGACGCGGGCGCGGTGCCCATCGGCGGGATATTGCCGTTCTCCGGCACGTTCGGCGGTACGGGCAACCGTTTTCCCATCCCGCTGGGCAGCTCGGAGCCCCTGCTCAGTTTCTGCCTGTGCGACGGCACCACCACCAATGGCCTGCCCGTGCCTGACCTGCGCGGCCTGTTCATTCGCGGCGCGTCGGATGCCCACCCGGCCGGCTCCACTGGTGGCTCGGAGACGCATTTGCACAGTCTGTCCGGCACTGTGGGCGAGACCACGCTGAGCGTAGCTCAAATTGCTAACCATACACACGTTATAAATAGCGATATGTCGTATAGAAATGCTGCTAATATTGCTTCGAAATGTCTAAGCTATGTTGAGGGTAAACAATCAGAAGCTACCGGCGGCAGCCAACCCCACACCCACGCGCTCTCTGGTGCATCTGGAGAAGCCAGCACCCTGCCGCCCTATTACGCCCTGGCCCTGATTATGCGCATCGCATGATGTACGCCAGAGAATAGTACGGGGGCAGGGAATTGGTACTGCCAGATGCACCAGAGAGTGTGTGCGTATGGGAGGCAGATCCCCCCGTTGGATCAATCGTTCCGGCTTTAAAACGGTAGTCTGCATTCGCCATATTAAGCGGCGAGCCGTTACCCCCAACAACCGAAAATTTTCCGGTATGCGTATGGCTCGGCATTTGTTCCTCCGACAACGTGGTGGCTCCGACAGTGCCGGACAAACCCGGCCATGGCCACGCAGGGCACGCCAGCCATCGCATTAGGAGGTCCGCATGATGTACGCCAGCGCATAATACGGGGGCAGGCTGCTGGCGCTGCCAGATGCACCGGAAAGCGTATGTGTGTGGGACTTGGAGCCGCCAGTATAGTTTGTCCAGCCAGCTGTATATGGTTGCCCCCCTTCTCCCGTGTGATGCCTGCCCCCACCCTCCGGCCGCTCCACCATATTGTGCGCGTGGCTGGCCAGCTGTGCTTCCGTGAGCGTCGTGCTGCCCACAGTGCCGGACATACCCGGCTACGGCCCCCAAAGCTACGCCTTTCGCCGCATCAGGCTGTCCGCATGATGTACGCCAGTGCGTAGTACGGGGGCAGGCTATTGGTCTCCTCAGACGATCCAGACAGGCTGTGGGTGTGGGGCTGGCTGCCACCTGCCGCAGTCGTTGTAGTGGTGCCAGCGCCATCTCGTATGGCCTGCTGGCTTCCACCTCCGAATATCGATGCACGGCCTGCTGAAAAACTATGATTGTGGCCCGGCATCTGCTCCACCGACAAGGTGGTCTGCCCGACAGTGCCGGACAGGCTGGTCGAAGGCCCCACAAGCTACGCCAGCCACCGCATTAGGAGAGCCGCATGATATACGCCAACGCGTAATACGGAGGCAGAGAATTGGCGCTGCCGGACGAGCCGGACAGGCTATGCGTGTGGGCCTGGCTCCCACCGGCGGTATCAGTGTAACGATCTGGGTTTGATTTCCCGGTGTCGATATCACAGTTCATGTACCGAATAGTTTTTTTGTATCCGCTACTTCCCCATAGATCCGCATCCTTGTGTTCATGCTCGGGCATCTGGGCTGCGGTGAGGGTCGTGGCCCCGACAGTGCCGGACAAACTATGGCATTATTGAAAAACGCAATAGCAGGAGGTTGTTATGTGGTTTGAACCGACGCCGCACGGAATGCGGGCTATAACGGACGATGAAATTGTGGCCAGGGCAGAGCAAATCAAGGCACATCGCGCTTTGCAAGGCGGAGCTGGCCACGAGACAACACCCCCGACGCTCTACCCCTGGCAAATGCCTTCCCATTCTCACACCGTAAACCCCTGTGGAGGTTGCTACCATGCCCACTGTCACTGTTGTCCCCGCCGATAATCTGATCATCGTCGATGGCGCGGCCCTCGTTTTCCCGTTTGACGCCCCGACAAATCTGCATGCCCTGCAATGGCGTGGGGACACTGGCCATACCGAGTGGACGGACGGCCCCAACCAGCCGTTGGAGGCCGCCGACTATGACGGCCAGGTCGCGCCGTTCGTGGAACTCTGGCAGGCCGAAAAAGCCCGACTGGAAAAGGCTGCCGCCAAGGCCGAGGCTGCCCGGCTGGCCCAATACAATAGCGAGGAAGCCCGTTTCGAGCGCCTGCGAGCCGAGCGTGACCGGCGCCTGTCCGCCACGGACTACCTGTTGATGCCGGACTACCCGCTGAATGATACGCTCAAGGGGGCTGTACAGGCTTACCGTCAAGCGTTGCGCGATTTGCCCGCGCAAGAGGGGGCCCCCTGGGACGGCGGCGGAGAGGCCACGCCGTGGCCGGAGCTGCCTGCCGATCTCAAGGCATAGGTAGCAGGGCATGAGGATGCATGCATGCCCTCGTGAAGCACGGCGCGCTGGGTAAATGTCGCCAATGATGCCATCAAAAAAAGGCCCTATTCACGACAGGATGGGGCCTTTCCTTTTTGGTTTCGGCAGGTTGCAACTATGTCGTCTGGCTTAATAGTCGAATCAGCGGAAAAGAGAGGGGGGGGGGGGGCGGCGGG